GTTTTCTAGGATGAATGCCTAAGAGAATTTACCCACCCCTACCCCACCGGCCATCCGTCAGCACCAAACGAGACGATTGGCTGACCAAGATCCTCGCGCTGCCCTTCGCTATCATGGTGAGGCTTACAAAGAGACTCGAACGGACCAGACCAGAACTTGTCTTCGTCACCCTTATGCCCACCATCTGCGTGGTGAACTACTGTAGCAACTTCAACGACATCCATCGCTAGGCACCGCTGACACAGTGGCTGTATTGCCAGCTGAGATTCCCTCGTTCGCTTCCATCTAGCCGTTCTATAGAGCTTGCGATACTCAGCGGCCCTTGCACTGCGCTGGTCTGTCACATTACCTAGTCTGATCGTCCCGCCCAGCAGCACCATACTTGCGCCAAGCAAAGTATGCGCCCATAGCGAACGCAGTCAGAACAGCAACAGCGACCATCACAGATCCTCTGGCATAAACACCAAGCGCCAGCCAGCCTTCTCTAGCGCGTCGATAATGTCCTCAGCCGCGCTGTCCGGGTCATCGTGATCCCACAGCTCCTCGGCGATGACATCAACTGGTTTGACGGCGTGGACCATGGCGCTTCTGAAATTAACCCCGGTGGCAGAGCCAGCGCGGGGGCACCACTAAACGTGCGTGCAAGAAAACGGCGGGGCAGAAAAATTGCCCCATGTAATATAGCAAGCGGCGCGGAGGACAGAGGACACGGCTAAGCCGCCTCATCCCAGAAGGCCTTAGCCACGTCTTTAACCTCTTGCCTGCCAGCCCTATAGGCCGTCTTATCAGAGCTGTTGACGCCTATATGACGGCCTATGTCCTCGTAGGTGTGTGGACCGATCGCCATGTCAAGGATCTCTGCGTCAGAACCCAGCCAATTCCGCATTTTTAACGCGTCTATATGACGCGCTGTCTCGTCCTCTGCGTCAACATCTGGCGGTAATGGCATGGGCTTCTTGATGCGCCTTACCTGCGGCTTTCGCGTTTCATCATGCAGTGCTGCACTGTACTCACCAGCGGCATGGGCCGCAATCAGCTCTTCGGCGGTTAGCTCGTATCGATACGACTCCTGCTCAATCGGCCTCTCTTCGGCGTCATTGTCGTTCGCTGCCATCTGCGGATTGACGCCATGATATTCCAGCCGCCAAAGCCCCAAGGCGTTTAGGGTGAACGTGTCGCTCTCATGACGCAGCGCCGACAGGATGGGGAATGGCTTGCGGTTGGTCATTTCGTCGGTGCCAATCCATGAACGTGGGCAAGTTGGGCCGAAATCAGCCTGGCTGTGCTGTCTGCCCTGCCAGCTATCAGGCTAAAGGCGTCCTGCCGAATTAATCGCTCAACCTCGCTGCAGATATTGATGAATTGGGCAGAAGAATTGGATCGTCCATCTTGATCGCAGGTCCAGTCGTGCTGCATCCTCACCGCTTCCTAATTCCCACACCCATAAGCACCGCAATTCTTGGTGCATCCGTATGCCCCAATAGGGCATTGCCAGTTGTCGTTCGCCGCCACTGGCGTTTCACCCAACCACCCCATCACCGTAGATACGGCCTCGGCCGCGCTGGCGGCCTCCGTGGCGGCCTTAATGACGGCTTGGCGGTGGAAGCCGAGCCGATCCAGCAAGGCGTGCCTGTCGCGTTGCTCGGGCGACAGGCGGCCCTTCTCGGCCTTGTTCTCGATTAAACCCAGCCGGCCGCCCTCAAGGTACACACGGAGGTCGTGCTCGCCCGGAGTTAATCCGGTGGCCTTGGCGATGGCTGCTGTCTGCTTGCCGCGCCGACCTGCGTTCTGGTCACCGGCCAACGTGAACCGCTTGTTGAATTCAGGGAGCGCTCGGAGGGCGCAGACTTGTGCTGCCTGTAAGCGCCACTCGGGTACGGCCTTGGATGTCCTGACTACCCGTGTGCCGTTCTGCAATTTGATCGTTTGGATGCCCATGCCAAAGATAGGTTGCGGCATGGATTCCGGTAAAGGGCGGGTTGCAAATAATGCCGTAGCCGTGGTTCTGTCGACCGGCCAATCTGCCCATTTTGCACGATAGAGCTATCTGGTCCTATTGTGGCGCCGCACGTTACTGCCCGATTATACTATGTGTATTATCGGGCATGTAAGCGGACGTGTTTTGCACGATAGAAAAGGGCAAAAAATCGCTATCGTGCACCTATTATCGGGCAAACCCTAGGTTGTGGTAAATTTAACCTGTGGTTGTTGCGATAAGCCGCCCCTAAGATGACCCCGGCAGGGAGGCGGGAGATAGAGCTTCTAGCGCGAGCTTCACGAAAGATGGTGGAAGCGCTCCCTGCTTGGCCTTACCTGAGAGGTAGGCAGGCATCTTGTCCCGCAAATAGATGTCGCGCATCCATCTGCGGAACTCCCCGAGGCAACTATCCGGGTAGCAGTACGCCGGCTGTGGATTCGACGCAGCTTGCGGAAAATAGCTTGGATAATTGTGCTCGTATTGGACGCGCGCGCCGTGGACGATTTCCAAGCCAGCATCGCGCCAGTGATTGGCCCAATGCTGTCCGACGCTGATGTCGGGAATGAATTTGTCGTCAACGTTCGCACCCTGGCGGATCAGGGTCACGATGATGTCTGACATCTCCTTGAACACGCTAAAATAGCCGTGCGGGACAGTATGGAAGACTAAGGAAACGCGGTCGTGAAAAAGGCTCCAGCTATCCGGTACGCGAGCAGTCGGGCTGTAGCCAAGCTGCGTGTAAATAAACTCCCGCAAAGCCATCCCGGCCAGCTGCCGAAAATTCTGGACGGCCTCAGGCTTGACGTTCGCGCCGGCCTCAAATGCGTAATACTCGAGAATGGCGAGGCAAACGTAGTCTGGGTATGCGTATACCTGACGCTTCTCGTCCGACACATCAAAGTACGGAGACGGCGGCGTCTGGCCCCGAGCCGACAAGAGGTTCTTGATGGTGGTAATACGTGGCTTCTGGACCTCCTCGTCCCACTCTGTGCCGATAGTTCCGATGTGCGCGTTTTGAACGCCACATAGGCGCGCTAGTCCGCGCTGGGTCAAGAATGGGGTGCCGTCGCTGAGGACACCCATCTCAATTCCTTGGATCTCCGTCTGCTTGTCGACGTAGATGTCAAATGACCCCTGCGCGGGGTTGATTTCCTTGGGACCAGTTTTTGCTGGTAAGCGTTTGATTTCCTTGGCCATTGGGGCGATTTCCTTCGGAGTGCCGGGGCGGGCGAATCGGCGCACGCCAGTTGCAGCACGATACACCTTGCAACCAGCTTATTCAGAATCTGGCCCCCAGTTATCCCGCCTTTCCCCTGAACCAGTGGCGACCCTTGGAACAACAAAAATGGGGCCAAAGCCCCATTTTTCACGCAGCCGCTCTGAACTCATCCGACCGTATGAAGACCGCGGCCTCCCGCCGCACGTGGTCGTGTTCTTCCGATTTCACCAGCATCCCCTCCTTGGCCATCGCCTTGTAAATGGCCGTAGCCTTACGCCGCGTGGCATCGTCCTCGGGGTCAAGGCCAAGCACGTAGGATATGGCGTTGCCCACCCAATTCTTGGCCCTGTGGCCCTCCTTGTATTCGCTGGTGTCGACGCGCACCTTAATCAGCCTGATCTGGTCAGGCGTCAGTTCGGCTATGATATCCTCGCTGCCTGGCCAACTCCATTCCGTGACCACGCCAGCAAAGTCCTGTGGCTTGGAAAGGCCTGCACCGTTCCCGAGCCCGACGCTTTCCAGCCGGCGCCAAGCCGCATTTGCTGCCCGCTTGGTCAGGTTGCTCTTTCCCTGATAGATGCTGAAATACTCAAAACGGTTTTGCTTGCTAAGGCCGGCGCTGGTGGCGTCCTCCTCAGACATCTGGTTGAGCACTCGCACCGACCTGGCCGCACCCAACAAGGCCACGGCGCCTCGGGAGTCTTCAACCGTGGCCTCCCTGTCGCCAACCTTACGCAGATGGTGGACAATATCGATCGCGCAGTTGGTCCTATCAGCAATGTGGGACCACAGTTTAGCCACCTTGTCGATTGCGCCGTTATCATTCTCGTTGACCGCATGCGTGGACACGAACGGGTCGACAATCATGACGTCAATTTTGAGCCGGTTAATCTGGTTCGTTATGGCCTCAACGATCGGCTCAATAATGCGCACGCCTTTTTTGTCATCCTTGGCGATTACCAGCTCCTGCTCACGGCCGGTATCCAGAAATAGCCGGCCCTCAACATCCTCCGGCTTGAGCCTATAGTGGAGGTAAGCAGCCATAATACGGCGCTCTAGTTCATCGCGGGGGTCTTCTGAATTGAAAACCCAGACATTGAGCTTGCCTGGCGGCTTGGTACCAACGAGATCCTTTCCGGACACCATGGAAAGTGCCTCAACGATGCTGTTGGACGTCTTGCCCAAGCCGCCCGGCGCCACCGTCACGGAAACGTACTTGCGGATATAGTGAGTTCCGTACGTGAACTCCCGTCTCGGCAGTGTCTTTGGATCTTTGATTGCGAACGGAGTTGCCACCAGGGCTGGCGTGTCTGCGGCAGCCGTAGACTGTGGCGCGTTGTCTGTGTCGCGCGGTGGATCGGTGGGTTGGCCGGTGAGTGCGCTGTCGGCCTTTGCCTTCGCCTTGCGCAGCCCATTCTCAATCATGCGGCTGATGTCAATCAACCTCGTGTTGTCCTGCTCGGGCTGCGGGATATCCCTTGGGCTGCGCTTGCCGGCCGCTATGCCGTTCTCGATAGTCTTGGCGCACCGCGCCCAGTCTCTGCCCCAGCCGCGGGCGACGTCCTGTAACAAGGCGCGGGCTTCGGCCTCCGGCAGAGCGCCCGCCCCCACGAATGTGCCCAACGCGAACGCGGCGTCGTTGAGCCGGTTGTTGCGATTGCCCATAGGCTCGCTGGCCAATTCAGACAGCTCGCGGTCGACGGCAGCATTGACGTACGCGCTGTTGGTGTGGGCGTTGCCATGCTGGACGTCGCGCTGGGGCATTTCGCGCCGAACGACCAAGTCTAGGAGCCATTGAGGAGCGTCGACCGGCTTTAGATCGTTGTCCCATTCGTACCGTCCGCCTGCCATCGTGACGCTGCCAGGCGCAATGACATAGCCGCCGTCACCACGCACGTCGATCCCCGGCCCGAGATTGCCGCGGTTGCGCACACCTTGCACGTGGCGGAAATAGTAATGGCGCCCACCACTGGCCGTTGTCGCGCTGAGCGTGGTCGGAAGTGGCTCGTATTCGGCCTCAAGCGCCGCCAGCGTTTCGTTGCCGTCGTGGCGGGGGTCGATATCTAGCACCCAAGCGCCGATGCGCTCGCCAGTCGGAACGCCGATCATTGCCGTGGGGTTGTCCTGCCACCAGCGACGGATGATATGCGCGAACCGGGTCGCGGCCTTGAAGCCGTTGTCTGTGATTGGCGTTTTGACCTTGAGGATTTCCACCTCGCCCGTTTCAGGGTCGTATTTCACCTGGCCGGTGATGCGATCGACAGCCTCCTCATCCGCGGCGCGGCATGGGAAGCACGGCCAACCACGCGATAGATAGGAAAGCGCGACGTCAAGTGGTGCTGTGGTAGTTTCAATCTGCATGCTGCGCATCCATGCTAAAGCTAGGCGTCACAGTGCGCCAAATAATGTATCCATGGTGCTCGCGCATATGCTGAATAATATGCTCTGCCATCTCGCGTTCGCCAACGATCTGGCCGTAGTTTAGCGCGGCGTAATCGCTGATGGCACTTTCAAGTGCGTCTTGCGGCGTCATCAGTACGGCACTTCCTTTGAAACGATCTCACGCATGCTGTCGGCATAGCCCTGAAGAACTAATCCCAGAAACGTCGACCACTCCTCTGGCTCCAACTGCGCTAGGTCAGTCTTGCCGATCTCATCCAGATAGGAACCTCCCGCGTTGCCGCCATCCTCAAGTGCGCGGCGCTCATAGTCGTCCAATGCGCGTTTCGCCATGTGATATATCCTCGGAAGTTTGGAGCGGATACCGTTGTGCGTTTCGTCCAGGCACTCCCAGCACACCCACTTGACGGGCGCTCGGTCGTGTGGCGCCCATCCAATGTTGTCATGCCGGCGCTTGCAGATTAGGCAGGTGCCTACGGGATTGATGTCGGTCATGCTACCGCTTCACCACTTAAGTCCGACTGGACCGATAGTCCGGCGATTGACCCGCGAACTTTCCGTATATCTGTCTGCCCCCCCCCAGCGGCATTATCATTGTCGCCAAACAGCGGCCCCGCCCCACTCGCCTGCTTGATAGCGCGCGCCTTTCGTTCAATCGGCCCCGCGCTTGCTAGCCGCAATCGCTCGGCAATGTCGGCTTGATATTCTTCCTCTCGCTCGCAAAGGATGGCGGTGAAACCTTCACGCCACGCCGCCTCGCCAGTGCTGCCGCTGCCTGCGAATGGATCGAGAACGGTTCCGCCCGGTGGCGTAATCAAGCGGCAGAGCCACTGCATCAGATCGACAGGCTTTACCGTTGGGTGTTTGCTACCCATGCGGTCCTGCTTGTCGGCCTTGGCTGTGTAGAAGAAGCGGGCGGCTGAGCCGGAGTCGCCATATCCAGACCAGCGCTCGTCTTCTCCGGAGAATTCTCCGTAAATACCGTCCGTTTTCGGCGATGATCTGCGATGAATATCTCCACCGCCATCAGACGCAGGAAATGCCTGAAGCACTTCCTCGCTACCATCGTGAACGATGTTGGCTGGCCAGCGGCCAACGGTTGCGCGGCCATCATTCTCGCGCCCCTTGAACTGGCCATAGATGTCATTGCTGCTTGCGCTTGGGTTTATCCTCTCCTCATCACCAACCCGACACCCATCCACATTGATCGCGCCCGTGCCATGCTCCAGTACGTTCTCTGCAACCGTACCAATCAACGGCTTGCGGCCAAGGCAAATTGGCTCCCATGCCGGCTTAAGTGCTGTGCCCCAGCCCTGCCACTCCGCAGCCTGCGGAGTGGCAGCAGTCGTTATATCAATGGTGTAGGAGCCAATTCCCTTGCCCTGAGACGCTTCCATAAGGTTGCCTCCGCGGATGTCATGCGCTTTTCTGCTGGCAACAACAGGCCGCTCCGCGCCAGCAGCCTTATCAATCGCCTTGCTAACATCATGCGACTTGGGAAACCCGGAACCATACGCCCACGCCAATTGGTCTCTGATCTCAAAGCCCGCATCCTCGATCGCGCAAGCCATGCGGTGATATGTGCGAGTGCCGCTGAACGCCGCAACGTGCCCGCCAGGCTTCAGGACGCGCAGGCACTCGGCCCAGAACACTTCGCTAAAGGCAACCTCGCCCGTGTCCCACTTCTTGCCCATGAAACCGGCCGAGGCGCGTGCGTAGACGTCGTTATCGTTCGCCGGCTTGGCGTTGGCACCACCGAACCGTTTGACGATGGACACAAGCGCATATGGTGGATCGGTGACGATGCTATCAATGGAATTATCTGGCAGGTCGCGCAGCACGTCGCGATTGTCGCCGCCGTAGAGCGTGACCTTGCCGTCAAGGAAGGCTTGAGAAGTGTAGTTGGTCACGCCGCCACCTCGCGCTTAACCAAAGATGCATAATCGCAGAAGCAACTAAGGAACTCGGCCTCGGCACGATCTGTCGACCAATACTGCAACTGGATTCCAAGCGGCTCCATGGTGGTGCTCCACTCCGCGTCGCACTTCGCCATGTTCTGGCTAGCCTCATCGGTCAACATGCGCCTATCGGCATCTTTCACTTGGTGTGGCAGCGTCGCTGGAAGGTTGAATGCCGCGGCGATGGCGAGCCAATTCTGATGTTCAATTTCTTTGTACCCGTACAGAAACGCCTTCGTGGGCCGCGGAACATCAGTGACGTACGCCTCCGTTGCATCGTGCAACAAACCGCAAAGCGCCGCCTCTGCGCCATAGCGCGGATAAAGCCACCGAGCGATGTGCACGCTGTGCTCTGCTACGCTATAGAATTTCAGGCAGTGCCCGCCGAAGCGGCACAGCATTGAAAGCGCATGCGCGATGTCGAGAATGTCAACGTCTTCAGGTCTGGGGTCGATCGGCCAATATTGCTTGCCGGTGTAGGTTTGAATCCAGTCGCCTTGTCTCATCTGTGCGCCCATCAACTGGGGTTGCACGCTTACCTCGGCACGTAGCCGCACTGCTGCACTGGCGTGCAGCAATTTAGAATGGGATATCGTCTTCCCAATCGTCGCCAGCCGCACGCAACGGCTTCCAGTTGTCGTTGCCCGCGACAGGCTCAATCGGAGCCACCGAGTCACCCGCCTTGTGCCCTACTACCGACTGGTATTTGCCGTCCGGCTTGAGCTGGATTTCAGCCGTCACCTTAAGCTCGCCAGCACGGTCCAGCCATTCGGCAACGCTCTTTGGAAACGGCCTGCCACCGCCATGTGTCGACCAGAACCGATGCGCTTTGGCTTGAGCAAAGCCCGTATGCTCTGGACACAACCATTCGTTCTGCGCGTGTAGTCCAAGCATATACGTCACCTTGATGCTCGGCGGCTTTCCAGGCTTAGGCGGATGCTCGCGAAACGTCCGGCCGGTAACCTCGTGCCAGACAGGCGGGGCTGTCGAGAGGACGGGCGTGATGTCTGCACTAGCAGCGTGCTTTGCTTCCTCATTGGGCGGAAACTCATATCCGCAATCTTGGCAGACCCTTGCAGAAGCGTGCACCAAGGACTCGCACTCGGGACACTGCTTGACCGGCGCTTCACCCTCGCCCTTGCCGGGCTCCTTAACGGTGACGCGATCGATCGGTCCATGCTTGCGCACGCAGCCAGCGAAGTCCAAAATCAGGCAGTTCTCCTTGCCCGGCGCATTGCGAAGGCCGCGGCCGATCATCTGGATATACAAGCTTGTTGACAGCGTCGGGCGCATCAACGCCAGCATGTCAACACCAGGATGATTGAATCCCGTCGTCAGCACTGAGTTATTGGTAACGGCTCGAATGCGGCCGGCCTTGAAGTCAGCCAAGATCCTGTCGCGCTCCGGCGCTGGCGTTTCGCCGGCAACAGTCTCGCACGTGATGCCGCGCGAGCGAATCTCGTCACGAACATGGTAGGCGTGCTCAACTCCGGCACAAAAGAACAGCCACGCTTTGCGGTTCGCGCCGTACTTCATTACCTCGTCGATGGCTGCGCGAGTTACCGCCTCTTTGTCGACGGCAGCCTGCAGCTTGCCTTGGTTATAGTCGCCGCCGACCTTGCCGACGCCATCGAGGTCGTACCCGGTCTCCATGCCCTTTGATACCGGACGGCACAAATAACCCTCATCAATCAGCTCGCCCACCGGCTTCTCAAACGCGACGGCGTCAAACATCGCGCCGTCGCCCTCGGTTAGGCGCCCCTCCCCCAACCGATAGTCCGTCGCGGTAAGGCCAGCCATCCGCATATCCGGATTGATGGCGCGCAGACCATCCAGCAATTTGCCATACTGCGTGTCAGCCTTGCGCGGCACAAGGTGCGCCTCGTCCACCAGTACCAAATCGATATGCCCGATCAGATCCGCCTTGCTTGCGATCGTCTGCACACCCCCGAATATAATCTGTGCGCGGGCGTCACGCTGCCCTAGGCCAGCTGAGAACAGCCCAGCCGGGGCGAACGGCCAGATGCCAAGGAGTTCTTGCAGGTTTTGAACCAAAAGCTCCTTAATGTGCGTAACGCACAGAATGCGCATATCAGGATAGTCACGGATTAACTCCCGCATTAGCGTGGCAAGCACAGCGCTTTTCCCGGCTCCTGTCGGGAGCACGATTAGCGGAGACCCGCCCTCATTCTCCCAATAGGCATAAAGGGAGTCGATTGCTTCGCGTTGATAGCTTCTAAGCTCTAGCATTTTTGACGTATTCTGCCGCTTTGAGCATTATCTCGGGAGAGTCTTGAAGTAGTCCGATTGCCTGATTGCATTTCTGACAGAGCAGCCCTCGAACGACTCCTGTGTCGTGGCAATGATCAATGTGAGTTGATTGGTCATTTCCTATCTGCCCGCCACACACCGCGCAGGACATGTTTTGGCTTGCGAGCATATTCTCGTAGTCTTCCTGGCTTAAACCGTACTCCTTCTTGATCCGAGCAAAACGACGTTTCTCCGGATTTTTCTTTTGTGCGATGGCGTCACATCCAACACAGTTGTTCGATGCAACCCATCTGAACTTATGCCCATGTTTGCACGGCTTAGCCGGCACGTAATAGATTTCGCCATTCTTTGCGGCCTTTGTTCTTGCGATGCTGGCTTGAATTCGTGGGCTATGATCATTTAGTTCACGCCCGTACTGAGCAGCGACCCTTAGTCTTTGACAGAGCGCGCACGCTCCTCCGCTTGAATATCTTGGAGCGACGTGCCCGTGTTTGCACGGCCTGCCTGTGTAGAAGTACGACGAACCTATCTCTAGCGCTTCCTTTCTGGTCTTTGGCAAGTCTTCAA